AAATTAACTGACAACAATAATTATCAGTTGCTCGCAGCCTGAGTGCTGCGCGTTCCGCCCACTCTTGTGTCGTGTGGGGTCGGGGCGTCCTTTAGACACAGCACCTGAACGGACCTAAGCTTTGCGGACCGGCAGGAACTCATGAAGCTACCAAAGCGCTAGCCTGACGATCGGCGTGGCGCGGCGGGAATGTTGTAGATCGCCTGCACCCGGAGACACCTACACTGAGCTCTTTTCGGACATGGGTTCGACTCCCATCGCCTCCACCATGTAAAAAGGACGCCATTTCGTTGAGAATTGACGTCCTTTTCTTTATCGTGGTAACATTTTTGGTAACACACCGCTGAAAAACAGCTTTATAAACGCAAAAACAGCCCCGAGGAACCGTCAGGATCCCCGGGGCTGCTGCTATGTATGGCTTTTTTTTGGCTGGGCGACTTACTTTCCCTGTGCCTTCAGCCTATTGGGCATCGTCACTCAGACAAAGAGACGATCTTCCGCATTACTAGCTCATACTCTTTCGGGTACACCAGCTTTATTGCGTTCATGTGCCTGTCCAGTACCTCCATCAGCCCGCCGAACGGCACAGCGCTTGCAGCCTCTACAAATTCACTCTGCGGTTCTTGCGGTCTTGTGGAATACTCCATCTGCATGACTGGTTCAGGCTGCGGAGCGTGGCCGTTTTCCGGGCTTTCCGCTTCGCTCAACTCATTTCGCACAGTGCAGAGGGCGGCAAGCTTTTCCACGCTCTGCCAGTTCGTTTCTTCGCATTTCAGTTTGCGGATGTGCTCGTTTATCTCCACGATGTCCATGCCTGCCGCCCCCCTTATCACATATTGTTCAGGATGTCCAGAGCACGCTTGTATGCGTCACGCTCGGCGCCGGTTGCGTCCTGCATCATGTTTTCGATGTCAGAAATCATCCGCTCCCGACCATCGCCGCGCGAGTAGTGACCGCGCACATAATGCCGACCACGGTTTGCGTAGCTGTTGCCACGGTTGTAGTTTTCGGTGCGTCCGTAGTTGCCGCGCATATCGGCTTCCCATTCGCCGGTGCGACTATAATCGCCGTCCTCCAGCATCATGATCTTGTCGATGTTCTTGATGGTGTCGGTCAGCTTGTGCACGGTGTCCAGCGTGCGCTCGTTCAGGCCGTTCTTTGCATCGCGGTTGTACTCGTCCAGCTCCTCGCAGAGCATTTCACGCAGATCATAGAGATTCTTACTCATGTTGTACTCCTTTCCTTATGCTACCCGCTCAACAATCAGATTGCTGTTTGCAATGCTGATTGCCTGCGTGCTAGTGTTTTTGAGCGCCACAGTAACGCAGCAGCCCCGGGGGACTTCCACGAACACCGCCGTAAAGACGTTGCTGTACTGATCCACTGCTGCGGGGGTGACAATTGCGGTTGCGCTGTTAAGCGCCTCGCCTCCGACAGCAAGCGCAACAGAGATAGCACCGACAGTGCCGCCGGTGGGAATGGCAATATTGCCGCCAAAGCTTACCTTGAAGCGCGCTTTGCATTGATTGGTCAGACCCCGCAGGGTCACAAGGCCGCTGCCAGCACGGTGTACGATGCAGGCAGGGGCCTTTACCGCGGTCTCGGTCAGGGGAAGGTTTTCACCCGCCGCCACACTGACGGTGTTAGAGTTGCTAAATTCGGCCATTTTATCGGCTCCTTTCATAGAAAAACGCCGGGACTTTTGCCCCGGCGCTCTGGTTTGCAAAATCAGCTCAGGGGCTGAACAGGCTACAAATTGTAGTCAGTTGCCGTTATTCGATTAAGCGCAACCGTTGCAGCCGCAACCGGTGCCGCAGTTACCGTACTGGTAGGGTGCGGGTACCGGGAAAGCGGGCACAGGGCGGGGGTTGTAGTAGGCCAGCTGACCGCTCATGTAGGCCTTGAGCGTTTCGTTCTGGGCTGCCTGAGATGCCGCCAGCTGTGCTGCGAACAGCTGCTGCCCCTGCTCGGCGATCTTTGCGTCCTTTGCCTCGATGCGCTGTGCGGTCAGGGCGTCAAGGATGGCGCGGGCGTTCTGGTTCTGGTTGTCGATGATGTCCCGGGTGGTGTTCTGCACCGTGTTCCGGGTCTCGCAGGACTGGGTGGCCAGATTGTAGTTGACGCCCTGAATGGCAGAGCGGTTCTCGCAGCAGCACTCCTGCTGCTGCATCTGCATGGCAAACAGCTGCTGCATGAACGCCGCCTGCTGGTTTGCGCGGCTGATCTCTGCGGACATAAAGCCGTTGTTCACGGTCTGCTGCACGCCGTTGACAAGCTGCGCCTGCTGGTAGAAGCCATCACACATGCCGTTGTTGATACCATCCATCTTGCGCTCGATGTTGGCAAAATCGGAGGTCAGGACGTAGCCGTCAACGACACCGGCACCGGTGTTGCCATTGCCGCCCCAGTTGCCGCCCCAGCCGCCGCAGAAGGCAAACAGGAACAGGATGATGATCCACCATGCGCCATCATTGCCAAAGCCAAATCCGTTGCCGCCGTTGGTGTTTGCGGGCTGAACAGGCATGGTCAGAACCGCAGAATCGGAAGAAAGAGACATTTTTGTACTCCTTTCGTGTGTTTTAAATGATTTTTATGCTTGAACCGTGGCCACGGTTACGACTTAATGGAGGAACTGCTGAAACTGCTGCGCCATCGCCTGCAGCTGGTTCAGCTGGTTTTGTGACATTTTGCCGGATTGCAGCAGCTTTTGCACCTCTGCTTTCGGGTCGCCTTGAAAGTTTGCACGGAACTGCTGGAACTGCTGCATCATCTGCCCGAACTGACCCATAGGGTTTGGCATGGCGGGCATACCGCCGCCCAGTGCGTTAAAAAGAGGGTTTGCCATACTTATTTGACCTCCGTTTCAGGTTTTGCAGGCTCTTGCTTCTCAAGCGCCGCACAGCGGGCTGCCAGCGCGTTAAACTCTGCCCTGGTGACAAACTCCACGCCGGGCTGCTGCGCCGTTTGTGGCGGCGTTTTTGCGGCTGTGGTGCGCTCCTTGTAGTCAAACGTCCTGAGAGGAAGCGGCATCCCGCTTGCATCCGTGCTCTTGATATAAAAAGCACTGTTTTCGCTGTCCATCAGCAAAACGCTGTTCCCGGCGGCAACCATGTACGCCTTGGCTCCCTCCTCGCCTTGCACCCAGATGATGGACGGCGCCGCCTGCTGCGCAGCCTGACCGGGCATTGTCGGCGGTTGGTATGCGTTTTGCCGCAGCTGTGCAAGCTGATCCGGCATTGCCTGCCCATAATAGCCGGGCTGGTATCCGTATGGAATGTATGGCATTGCTTAGTCCTCCTTGTACCAGTAATAAATCGGGCACTCTGCGCCACTGTCCCAGCTATCAATCCACTCGCCATTGACAACAGCCAGAACGTGGCCAGAGCAGCCCAGAACGTAGATCCCGCGCGGGTACTCCCTTGCAAAATCCTCCACGGTGTAGCAGGTGGAGCAGTCTGCCTCGACAAGGCGGCGCTTAAATCCGCGCTTTTGGAGGTACGCGCCCCATGTGCGGTTGGCGCTTGGCATGTCGCCCAGTGCGTAGCCCATCATCGCAAGCCCTATGTATGCCTGCTCCCAGCTTTGCCCGGTGGCAGCTGCAACGGCTCGCACTGCACAGTCACCGACGCTGCTGCCGCGCGGGTTTGGGTTGAACTTGTGCCACATGAGCGCTCCTCCTTTTGCGTTTATCGTACCAGAATGCCACACCGGGAGAGACAACGAAGGTACAACGAAGGACAAAAAAGCGCCCACACTGCAAAAGGGCAGCGTGGGCAAAAATACGTTCATCGGGTATAATATTTTTGAAAAAGCTTGACTTTTGCACCCAATGGGTGTATATTATAGACAGTAAAGGAAACCAAAATCGCACAAAAAAAGGAAATAGCTACCATGACCAGCTTTGAGACTAAAAAGAAGATCGTTCTTGCAGGCGACAGCCGCATTTTTAAAGACTGGGCTGCCCACTCTACCATCACGATGGACGAGTTTATCTCGGCGCTTCAGTGGCTGTGCGAGGATGCACTGGACAAAAACGGCAAGCTTACCCGGGAAATCGCGCTTGCTCCCGACCGCATCGTGAAGCTGCGCCGCGTCAACGATAGTCTGGGCATGACAGCCTTCTATGAGTATCCCCGCGACAACGGCAGCGATGGAGAGCTCGGCTCTCTCTGGAGCGGTGAGAAGTTCCCTGATGGCTTTGTGCGCAAAATCAGCCTGTCCGTGAAAGACCGCATTTGAAAGGAGGATACCATGTATAGCAACGCTGAACTTTTTATTATGGCGAGCAATCCGCGAGCCGTAAAGGAGATTTTTCTGAATAACGTGACGCTCAGCGCCGAGGATGGCGCTGATGGCTGCATCGACCTAGACGCCGAAAAGGAGCGGCTGTCCGTCATCTGGGATCTGGCGAACCTGTCCATGCGGGAGCTGATCTCCCGCACCGGAATGTCGCAGACCGCTTTTGCAAAATGCGCGGGCATTCCGCTGCGCACGGTGCAGAACTGGTGTGCCGGAAGCCGGGGCTGCCCGGCATACGTCCGCTTTTTGTTGGCTGAACACTACAAGCTGCTGTAAAACAAAAAAATCCCCTGCTTTGCCGAAGCCCTGCGTGCCACGCGGGGTGCTTTGTAGGCAAAGTGGGGGATTTTTTATGCCGCCAAAACGGCGAAGTCTAAAATCAAGAGCGGAACCGCCCACAGGCAATGCCGCAAATCGTGCAAAAAGAAAAGCGGCAGACCCGAAAGCCTGCCGCTTTTGAATTGTCAGAGCAAAAGCTCAAAACTAATCCATATACAAGATTAGTATATCACACATCCAGCATTTTTTCAATGCCTTTCAGCCGGTAGCCTACCGCCGTCCGACTGTAATGTGTCTGCGCTGCAATGTCCGGCAGTGGGAGCCGCTCAACATACCGCAGTAAGGCTATCTTACGGTCTACCCTCCCAAGCGGTGCGCTTTTGATAGCGGCAGTCATTTGCTGTCGGTCAAGTCCTTGCAGCGCAGTGGGCAGCACTACGCGAGCCGCCGCCACAGGCAGCACCGCCGAGCCAAAAAGGCTGCGGCAGCTGTCCGGCGTTGCGCACCATATTGCCAATGCTGGCAAACTGGTGACGTTTTGTCACCGTTTCGCCATACCCGGAAAAATGCTCGTATGTAGTGCTTGCCATGATATCCTCCTTATTGCTTTTGCAGGGCTGCTCTTGCCCGGTCAAAGAAAAACTGGATGACCTTGCTCATGGTCTCCTCGGTAATTGCCCAGCTGACCAGCTTACCCCACTTACTGTTGTCCAGATAGTGGTGCAGCATCTTGACGCACCACGCCTTGCGCTCTGCGCCGCGCTTGGTGCCCTGAATTTCTCGCTCTGCCTGATCGATGAGGTCAAGCACCAGCGTTTTGACCGCTGCGCCGTAGCCCAGACGGATAAGTCCCAGCACAAGCGACACAGCGCCCACAACGATGAGCACCAGCGCCAGCCACGCGGGCAGCGGGGTGAGAATGGTGTTAAGGATTGCTTCCATGATTGGTTACTCCTTTCAGCAGATAATTGTTAATGTCGGTCTTGCTTTTTTTCATACCTTCCCGGTTGTTGCCGGATAGTTGCGCATCCAAAAGGTTTTGCACGCCAACGAGGACAAGTCGCATTTCTTCGTCAATGCCGTCAAATCGCCGGAGGTCTCTTGCAAGGGCTTGTGTATGCTGGAGCTGCCCCTGTTCCAAGGTGCCGACGCGCTTGTCCAGCTCATCCAGCCGCTTGTTCTGCGCGTTGTCCGGCTCCTGTGCCTTCTTGATGTACTTATGGATGATTTCCAGCACCTTGTCGATCGTGATGGCAGCAGCGCACAGGCTGCCCAAGATGCCCAGCACCCACAGCAAAGCTTCTTTTTCGGTCATTTGCCCTCCCGAAGACGGGTCAGACCCTTCTTTGCAATGATTTTGGCATAGTCCTTGTAGGGCACAGACAAGTCCACGCCGGAAATCTTGCCCGGGATCGCGTCCACAACACCGGGAATCTTGCCCTTGCTGGTGTACTGCCACAGCCCGAATTTCCATTCCGGCGCGGGCTTTTTGCTGCGGTAGGCTGCAAGCCACACGTCATACGGCTTGAGCGCCGCGCCGGTCATGTACATGTTATCACGGCCAAAGTACAGCCCGGTGTATAGCATGGCGTAAAAGCCCCAGCGCTCCACCGTGCCCAGCGCATGAGCGGCAATGTTCGTCAGGGTCTGCTTGTCCAGCGGAGCTTGCACATACTTGTCCTCAATGTCCACCGCCACCGGCAGCTGCACTGTCTTGCCGGTCAGCACCTTGCGCAGCAGGGCAAGTTCTGCGTCAGCTTCTTCCGTGTTGACCGCCTTGCAGTAGTAGTACACGCCACAGGGGATGCCCAGCCGCTGGCACTCGCGGTAGTTGCGCTCAAAGGTGGGGTCGATGTACGGCTTGCTGGGCGCGTCTTTCGCGCTGTTGCCCAGCGCCCGCAGCATCACGCCGGAGACAAGGCCGCTTGCCTTGACATTGTCCCAGTCGATGTTACCCTGCCAGCGGGAAACGTCCATGATAGGTCTCATACTCTGCTCCTTAATACTTTTCGCCGGTAATCTCTTCATACTCTTCTGCGGTCAGGCGCTGGGGCTTGCGCTGCACAAGGATGCGCAGCATGGCCTTAGACCAGCGGCCCGCCTCGTACTCGTCTTTCGCTTTGCCGAAGATCGCGCTGTGCTTATCACTCATGGCTCATGCCCTCCTTGTCTGCAGCCTCGTCCTCAATGGGCACATCGGCCAGAATGCACAGGAAGTCCACCATAGACGCGATCTGTGCCAAATCCGCGTCCCGGTTTTCGTTTTCGGCGGCGGTCTTGATGTCGCCAGTGTTGTGAACAATTTTCATGTAGTTATCCCCTCCAGCAGAGTTTTAACGTATTGATCCATGCGCTGCAGCAGCTGCTGCGAGTTGCCTTTAGCGGCATGGGCTTTCCATGATCCATACTGCTCATACAGGGCAGATGCCGGTTTCTCTCCTGCCTTGATGAGCTGGGCAAGCCGAAACAGGCGCTTGCGCTCGGCCTTGACATTCTGCGGGTCAACGGTCATAACGACCTTGCCCGCCGGGGTCAAGCGGTAGATGAAACCTAGAAAACGGAATCCATCCTTTAGCCTGACGATCTTGGTCTTGGTCGGGTGCAGCTCCATGCCATCGGCAGCGTACCGGGCGCGGATTGCCTCCCGCCACTCCTCAAGCTGCGCCTTGTCGTGGTGGATGATGAGGCTATCATCCATAAAACGGACGTACTTTTTCGCCCGCAGGCGCTCCTTGATGTAGTGATCTATGGGGTCGGGCACCGAGATCCCGGCAAGCTGCACCATCTGGCTGCCCGGATTATAACCGGCCTCGCCGGTATATTGACGATCCAGTACCTCACGCACGCGGTTATGCACACTTGGCGGCAGATGCCGCTCAAAGCAGCGGTTTGCCACGTCATGGGGCATCGTGTCGTAATAGTGCCGGATATCTACCAACAGCACATAGCCATCAGCGCCGTGCTGCCGGTATTCGCGCTCCATCATGAGCTTGACCTGCTTGCGCGCCCAGTCGGTACCTTTGCCAGTCTGACAGGCCGCGTTTTGCCGGATGAAGCTCCGTGTCATTGCTGGATAAACAGCATTGTCGTTGAGAGAACGCTGGTATACCCTATCCCGAAAGCCGTTTGCAACCGCCGTGCGGGGCTTGGGATAGGTGATTCTAACTTTGATTGTTGGCCGTGCCTTGTATGTACCTGTCGCGAGCTCCTTTTGGAGTTTCAGGATCTCGTCCATCCGAAACAGGTGAAACCGTCCAACGCTTGCCTTGCGGCACACGCCTTTGGCGCACTTGCCCTCGGAATTATACAGGGCATCGAACCCGATTATTATTTCTTCTTGCACTGATTTTTTCAGCTCTCCTCGCAAGGATCTGCCGGGTGATAGCGGTCAACACCCCGCAGGGTGGCCACGTCCGGCTGATATTGTTCGTCTGCCAGAGGACAGACATGGCACTCGGCTCCTTGCACGGCAGTTTTTGCCCGGCCTCTGCTATGCAGGGGCTTTTGTGGGCGTGCTGCCGTCCAATCCGGGGCGCAGCGATTCGCGTTGATCGCGTTCCAGTTGTTGACGTTGCCGCTGGAGTTCACGTTGAAGGCATTGTTGCCGTTGCCACGATTCGCAGAGCGCAGCCGCACATTGCGGCCCATTAGCCTACAGCCATTTTTATGTCAAAGCGCTTTTGCACGCTTTGCATCACTCTCGTGCCAGTCCCGGCAACGCTGCCGGATATCGCGCACAGTGTTGCCCCAGAAAGAGCACCGTTTGCCGGAAAGGTGATAGCTGGCTTTCGCCATGTCTATCTCCGCCAAAAGGACGGTGCACAGCCGGACAGCTTGTCTTTGAAGCTTAAAGCGCTCCTCTCTTTCGTTCGGCTTGTCCAGCCGGAGGTCGTTTGCTCCGAAGATATCAAAAAATATCCGGTCTGCCGTAGCGCGCAGTTGACCGGGAAGGCTTGCGTCAATTTCGAGGTCAAACACTTTCGCGTTTTTGGTGATCTGTCTGGTATACAGTGCCAGCTCACGCGCGTCAAGCGGCAGCGTGAATTTATTGTCCGGTATCTGGTCTTTACGCATTGCCATGGGATAGCACTCACTTTCTCACCGGGCAAGGGATTGCCCGGTGATTATTTAAGATTGGTCATTTCGCAAGCCGGGGCGCAGCGATTCGCGCCGATCGCGGGCCAGTAGCCGACGTAGCCGCTGGAGTCCACGCCGAAGGCATCGATGCCGTCGCCACGATTCGCAGAGCGCAGCCGCACATTGCGGCCCACAGTGCGCTGTGCAAGGTCGCGGGTGATACGCAGCGGGTAGGTCTGCCACAGAGCCTGCGGGGTCTTTGCGCCGGTGCGCTCCTTCCAGTACGGCCAGTATGTACCCTCGCCACTGACCTGCGGAGAACAGTAGATCTCCTCCAGCGAGGGCAGGAAGATTTTGTCATAGGTCACCACAGCGCTGCCGTCATCGGTGACGGTGTTGCCGTAGGTCACGACCTTCACGCGGGTCAGGGCAGCCTTGAAGTCATCAGAGAAGCCCGCAAGGAAGCCGGGCACGGTGTCTGCCTGATCGGGTTTCATGTCCCACTCGTCCTGCGGAGCCCACCACTCTTTAGCGGGTGCATCGCTGTTGAGGTACTGACGATACGCGGACTTCCACCACCGGTTGTCGCCGTAGCCAACGGGGTGCAAGCCGTTCAGGTTGCCGTTGGGTTTTGCGAGGAACGTGCCGAGGTTCGTGCCAGCATCACCGGCGGTCACGTTGCAGGTCTCCAGCAGCTCGGACTTCATCCGATCCTTGTAGACGTAGACCTTCCAGTTTGCGGGCGCAACGTCCGGTGCATTATAGAAGCCGGTCAGGCGTGCGCCTGCAGGGGCGTTCTTGGTCAGAGTAAACTGGTAGACGGTACCAGTCTTTACGTTGCTGCCCCAGTCCAGCCCCATCTTGACGTTGTAGGCGCCAGCCACAAGGCCAGCCTCCGGCACAACGAAAAAGGCCTGATATGCGGAAAACTGGATATCTTCCAGAGATGCGTAGTGCATCTGCAGCACCATTGCGGGTGCGGTGGTGCCGGTCTCACCCTCGGCGATATCGTCCGTCTTTACCACGTCCCACGGGCAGTCGTAGACTTTGCCGTCCTTTGCGGTGTAGGTGTTCACCAGCTGGGTGCCGACCGGAAAAACCGCCGGTGCGTTACCGGCAGCCACCACGGCCTTGATGCCGTTATAGTCCATCTCCTCCACCACGCCGGTCTGTGCCCGCGCGATCACGCCCAGCGAGCTGGACATACCCAGCAGGGCGGCAGTCATCTGGTCAAGCTTTCTGCCGTTGTCTTTTGCGGTCTGATCCAGATAGATAGGCTCCACCACCTCGGTGGCAGGTGCCTGCGTGCTAATTTCGTTTTCAGCCATGTGTTACTCCTTTCAGGATTTGCGGTATTTCATGCAGACTTTGCCGTCTACAACGACAAATCCGCAGGATTCGAGGGCTACGGTGCGCGTATCCAGTGCTTGCTCTGCCTGTTCCGCGCGGGTGGTTTCGGCGGTGATGGCGGCATCCAAGCGCTGCTCCTCGCCCTTGGCGCGGGATGCTTCAGCGGCAATCCCGTCCGCGTTCGCTTGCACTTCTGATTTATCTGCTTTGCCAGCAAGCGTAGTGTTTGAATTGCTCTCCAAATCCACAATGCCGTCCTCGATGTGGTTCAGCTGCGCGCTGTTCAGAACCTGACAGTCTACAAAATTCTGTTTTTGATAGCCCATACTGCCTCCTTATGCAATCTTGTCTGTGCCAAGCTTGGAAACGCCCAAAACAAAGTAGCGCTCCTTTGGCCATGGGTCACAGGTTGCTGTGATTTTCACGGAAGTCTTGTACTCGCCGGGGGTCATCTCTACGTCCAGCTGCCCAGCCCAGACCTCGCCGTCCCGGACAAAATAGAAGTGCAGCCACTGCCCCTGCAGCAACGCTTCCAGTCTAGACCGGATATATGCCCATTGTGTTTTAGGCCGGTCGCAGACAAAATCCATCGAGATATTCCGCTTTTTGTAGTGTACGCTGCCATCCACCGAGCGGGTCAGATCCAGCAGAAAATCTGCGCCGGGCACCTCAACAAGCATAGAATCGGTTTCGGGCTTGCCGATCTGCGGAGAGCCGCGCTTGAGCCACAGCCCAAAGTCCGAACGCATGGAGAGTGTGCCCTTTGGCGTTGTGATGCGCATATCGTTCATGCGGGGGTTTTGGGCGGCGAGCGCTTCCAGTGCGGCATAGTCTCTCATGTGTAGGTCACCTCGGTTCCGTCATCGGAAGTCTGTACTGCCGGGGCAGGCTCAGCAGATGGTTCAGGCGGATGATAAATCAGATTTTCGCCGTCCCAGAGATAATCTGTGTAGAACCCATGCGTGATACCGGACAGATCGTCCAGAAGGATCTCGTCGGGCGGCAGCGGGTTCGGAATGACGCTTTCGTGGCACCAGCCGCCTGCATACAGCCGCCCATCAGAGCAGACCTTACACTTGAATTTAAAGTGTTTCATAGTTCTCCTCACATAAAACCGTATAGTTCCAACGGGCGGCAAACCTCATCGTTTTTCGTAACACCATCAGTAATAGGAACTTCCAAATGTATCACGCCAGTTATAACGTTATTTTTATAGTCGGATGTTCTTTCGTTTCCGCTACCAAACGTTATTCCCGTGTCGCTCACTTTGACGGTTCTCCAATGGACGGTATTCCACGGATAAGCATAAGAGTACGTTTGCCCATTAACAGGAAGAACGACCGTAAGTCTACCAGCACTGCCTCCACTTGCAAACCATGTTCCGCCTTTATGCGTGTCATAGACCAGCATTACAGACGAGTAGGAAGAAAGGTCGATTTTTGTTGTTTGTGCAGTAAATTCTCCTATTCGGTTGCCATGAGAATCCTTTTGATAAGGCCATTCAAAAATTTTACTGTTGCGAATGCCGTTGAAAATAATTGAACCGCTATTGATGGAACAGCTGCCCATGCCGTCCGTGATGGAGATGGCGTTGGCCTGGATATTGACCATGCTGCTGCCATCCATGACCCGGATGCCATCGTTCAGGATCTGCACTTGCTTGCCGGGCAGAGAATCGTGCCGGACAATGAGGCCGTTTTGCGGGGTGTACTCCAAAAAGTTTGTGGCGGTCTTGGCGGCTTCATCGGAATCCTTTTTTGCCTGTTCGGAGGCGGCAAACAGCCGTTTCAGCATATCCTGATGGTATTTTTCGGAGGTGTAAGCGCTTTCCACCAGCAGATTTGTCGTGCCCATATTGGCCACCTGACGGTCTGTCAGGGTGCGGCGGGTCATGCCAAATGTGAACTCTTTCTGCGCAGGCTTTTCCAGCGGTTCCACCAGCTTGGTACAGAGCATGACGGCATCCACACTGTGCGGCTTGCTGATAATATGGGAGTACATGGAAAAATCCAGCCGGTCTGTATCGTAGCCTGCGTCTACGAGATCCACCGCCCGGATGACGTAGCTGGTCTTCATAGCGTAGTTCTGCTGCAATGCCTGCACACCGGCTGCAAAGGTGTCGTTTGCGCTGTCGGTGTCAAGTTCCACGATGCGGGTAATGATGCCAAACTTCTGCACCGCGGTGTCGTTCTGGATCCAGCCCTCTTCCAAGTTGTAAGAGTAGCCCGATGCAGGCAGATACTGCGCAACGGTAGCGGCATCTGCTTCCATGATGCCCCAACGCTCTTCGTGCTTATCCTTGGAGGGGTCCCGCCACCACATGAGCTTGTAGTACCACTTGGAGGTGTCCACTGTGTGCTTGTTGCCGATAGGATAGATGCGGGTATAAAGGTCGGTGGCGTCTGTGGTTTCGCTCAGGTTGAGCAGATTGCGTCCGTACTCGATTTTCTGGGCGGTCTGCCGCTTGGCTTCCACTGCCTGATCGCAATAGTTCAGCACGTTGTAGCCGGTAGCCGCGTCAAAGCCGCAGTAGAAGTAACCGCCGAACACCTTGAGCACCAGCTTGTCCAGAATGTCCCACACTTTGCCGTAGTCCTCGCCAACGCCGTATTGGTTGGCATCGCCGAACTGCACCACAAGGTTGCCCAGCGCCGCCGTCACGGTGCCAAGCTGGAAGCATTTCATCTTGCTTTTCACCTGATCGTTGTGTGCGTCGATCAGGTGCTGCAAAAACTGGCGCAGCGTGCCCTTGTAGTTAAAGGGGGTGATACTGCTATCGTTGAAATAGCTCAGCGCGCCCTCGCAGTACACCACCCGCCGTTTATAAAAATCGGCCTCGTGCTTCAGCACCCGTCCACGCCAGATTTCTTTGCCATCCCGCCGCACCTGCACCACCGTGCTCAGCTTTTGCAGCATATCGTACTGTGCATGATCCCGCGTCATGGTAAAAACAAGGCTGCCGCCCTTGCTGACCTCGCGGGTCAGCTTGGGGGACAGCACCAGCGCCTGCGGGTCGTTGGGACGATAAAGCAGCAGCTTTGCGTCCGGGTTGCCGTAGGGGTATGCGTAGATCTCGTACATATCAGTTCCCTCGTTCGCTCAGCACTGCCAGATCGCCGAGATTATTGTTCACGCTGGGGGTGATAATGCGTCCTACCTGCTCGCCGTCAAGCGTGATCACGCTGTTTCCGGCTTCCGGCAGATATTTCTCCACCACACCGTAAAGCCGCTCCATCTGCGCCTGCATTTTGGCCTGATATGCCAGCATGGCGTTGTTGTCCGGGTTCATGACGTAGGGATCGGTGCGGTAATCGTAGCCCGCAAAGGCGCGCTCATTGCCGTACCAGTAGGCGTCCTGAATGTCCTTGTAGGATGGTGCTTTTTGCGTGCTGGTAGTGCCGCTGCTCTTGCCCTTGCCGAACTTCGCAAAAATCGCAACGCCCAGCGCAGCCACGCCCGCCACAATGGCGATGATCGCGGCAACTTCCGGGTTCGAGATAATCAGGCTGCCCACCTTTGCAATCAGCCCGCCTACGCCCTCTGCGATTGTGCCCAGACTGCCCATGCTCCCGGCAAGGTTTGCAATATCCGTGCCCGCGTTGAGGGCAAAGCTGCCCATGCCGGAGCCAATGGTGTTCAGCACGCCCATGATATTACTGCCGGCATCGGAGACGTTGATTCCCAGATCCTGAAACACTTTGCTCAAGCCCTTAACGTCCGTTGTAACGCCGTCTGCATCTGCTTTGATTCCGTTGGACATGATCTGCTTAAAGGCATTGAACGCCTCGCTCAGACCGCCGCCGGAATACGCCTCGTTGATGGCTTCCAGCGCCTTGTTTGCCCAGTCAGACAGGACTTCGCGCTGCTCCTGTGACACCTCGCCCCACATTACGTTGACGATATCCAACCCAAGCGCTGCCCAGTCCTGATTTTTGAGGTCGGTGTACAGGTTTTTGCCCAGTTTGAAGATACCGCTGTTAAACTGCTGCTGTGCCTTGCTCAGGTTCTCATCAATGCGCTTTTGGGTCGCCTTGATGCTCTTTTCGATGTTCTGCGCGGTCTCTGTTACCTTGTCCTGCACGCCGTCAATGTAGCTGATGACCTTGGTGTAGGTCTGCCGCACGCCGTCCACAATGCGCTCGCCGGTCTCGGTGGCGGTGGTCTTGATGTGCTGGCTTCCGTCCGCGTAGGTTTCCACGGCCTGCTGCGTGGTGGTGGTGATGCCGTTGAAGGTCTTTTCTGCAATGGTGGTCAGGGTGCCAAGCAGGGTCTTGGACATATCTGCGTAGACCTTCTTGGTCGTGGTGCTTATTTTGCCGTTCGCGTCCGTAACTTTCTTGGTCACAAGCGTATAGGTGGTAGCAACGCCGTTGACCATCTCTTTGCCGGTCTCAGTAGTGGTCTCGGTCACGCGGTCTTTGATTTTGCCCGCTGCGTCCTTGACCTTCTCCTGCAGTGTCTCAACGCTCGTTGTCACAGCGCCCAGCGCGTTCTGTGCGGTGGTGGTTGCGGTGTGCGTCACGGAAGATATGACAGTTTCGGTATTGGAGGTGGATTTTTGGGTTTTGCCAGTCTTGGGGGTTTTGCCAGTCTTGCCGGAAGGACTTGTAACGATGGAGCTGCCAGATGTTCCGCTTGTTTTAGCGGGCACCCATCCGTCATTTTCGTCCCAGACCATGCCACTATGGTTATTGTCCCAGTTTTTTCTGCTTTCTTTTTGGATTTTTTTGCTTTCTTGGTCTGAATTGAATGCCTTTTTATAAACGGCATCCCAGTCACCATGGAAAATGCCAATTTCTCCGCTTTTCAAAGCATCAAAAACAGCTTTCAGGCCAACAGCAGCGGATTTGGCCTTGTTTATAACGCTGGTAAGACCTGTTATTTCCCCGATAAGGCCGCTCCATCCATCGAGCTTGTATGCGTCTTGAGCCGCCAGAACCATTTCGTTCAGTTTGGAAATAACACCACCAAGAGCGCTTGTAAGATTTCCAGTCAAAAGACCCGCCAGCTGGCTGACGTTATCCTTCAGAGTGGATATACGCCCGTTCATGGTCTGGCTCTGGGTGTCCATGGCGTTATAGTAGCGCCCGCCCTCCTCGCTTGCGGCTATGAGCGCCTGCGAAAGAAGGTCGTAGCTGATGGTCATGCTCTGGACTTCCTGCACCGATTTGCCGGTGTAATCTGCCAAGATTTGATAGATATTGATGCCCGCATAGGCAAACTGCTTGATGTCTATCGTTGCAGCTTTGCCCACGTTTGCGATCTGCTGCAGGTTTGCAGCCATGCGGGATAGTTCGGCGTTACCGCCGCCGGTGGCAGAAACAGCATCGCCCAGTGCATTGATGACCTTGCGGGAATACGCGGCGTTTTCTCCCGCGCTGATAAGCAGCTGATTTGCCTGCGTCAGGGATGCCACGTCAAACGGGGTGCGGGCTGCGTCCTCCTGAATGGCCTGCATGGCTTCCTGCGCGGCCTGTGCGCTGCCCAACATATTGGTAAAGCCGGTGGTGTACTTTTCTATCTGGGCGTTATAAGAAATGCCCATCTCCACAAAGCCCTTTGCAAAGCTTACCGCCTTTGTTCCGAGCGAGGTAAGCATATTTGCAAGGACAGTTGCTTTTGCGCTGGCTGCTGCAAACTGGCTTGCCATGCCTGAAACGCCGCTCCCGGCGGTGTTTGCGCTGCGGTTCAGCGAGTTTGCGGCGCTTTGCGTCTCTTTTTGGGCCTGCTCGATGCCCTGCTCATACTCGGAGGTATCAAGCCCCAAAGTGGCCATCAAATTGAAAATGTTCAGGTCTCACCACCTCCGTTCTGCTCTGCGGCTTTTTTACTGTCTGCAAGCGTCTTTTCCCAGCACGCCTGCGCTTCTTCCAGCGTTGTTTCGTGTCGGCGCTGGGATAGCGGCTTGTCATACTCTGCCATGATCTCGCTGAAGGACTGCTCCACCTGCTGCCCCAGCGATACAGCACAAAGAAAAAGCATATCAGCCGTATACAGCTGGTATGCTTTTGTGCGGTGGCGTTCGCGCATCTCGCTGATGACGAACCAGACGAAATACTTTATTCCGTAGGCGCGGAGATGCTGGATGTCGGCTCGGCAGAGGTAGTGCCAAAACTCAGGCCGTTCAAGTCGGCCAGCGATGACAAAAAATCCTGCATATCCTCCTGCATCACGGACTTGGTCAGCGCGGTGAATGCCTTGGGCAGGGTGTCTTTCTCGCCCTTTTCCAGCGTGTACAGCTGGTGCAGGGCGTTCATGGTGCGCTGCGGGTCAAGCTTCATCAGGGGCTTGATAAAGTCCAGCGCAGCCAGCGCAAACTCGCGCGGGGTCAGCTTTTTCTTGCCCTCTGCGGTTTCGGAAGGCTCTGCACCCAGCAGCTTCATGGCGTTGGCAACAATGGTCTCCCGGGCGGCTTTGGTCTCCGGGTTATCCACGTTGTCCTTTGCGTCCATGATCATGCGGGTGATGCCGTCCACCGCGTCATACAGCTTGGGCAGGGCTTCCACGGGGTCAAGATTGATGGTAAGGATCATTACTCTGCCTCCTTGACGTAGAACTCCATAGGCACCTTGCTGGTGTCGGTCATGTCGTAGTGGCCCTTCAGGCTCAGGTTGAGGTTGCCCTTGCCGTCCTTGGTGGTTTTCAGTTCAAGGCCGCCATCGCTCACGGCCTTCATCAGCTTGACCGCAGCATAGCCGCCGCCAATCAGATTGCCGTGCCACCAGATATCCTGGAAGTCCGCATCCTTGTAATCCTCACGCACGGTGATCTTGTTGGTTTCCGTTTCCACGTCTGCAGCGCCCAACTCCAGCTTGATGGTGTCGGCGCTCACGGTCATGCAGGTGGTAGACAGGCCACAATCCCAATTGGTGATGTGCTTCAACTGCCAAGTGTTCTCGGGCACCTCGTCCAGACCATCGCCCAGATCAATGGCGTTGGGCTTGCAGCTGACGGTGATACCGCCGGAAGTCAGGCAGATCATATCCTCCGCTGCAATGGGGGTAGCGCCCGTCGGGTCGAACTTCTTGAGCAGTGCACCGGCCTGAAACTGAAGCTTTTTGAAAGCATCTGCCGAAATGGCATGATACATTTTGTTCATGTGTTATCCTTTCTCACACCACAAAGGATGTGACGTCAAAAATAAGGTATGTGCACAGGTATTTTTCCGGCGGGTTGCCCATAGGCTGCGCCCACGGATTGCCCGCACACAAAAGAATTGCGCCGCCCTCGCACTCGATGGTAAGCCAATCGCCAATGGCAGCGCGGATTTCATCGGCTTTGCGGATGAGGGGCAGCTTGCCGCCGTCTACCGGATACCACAGCCGCGCATGGAAGGTGCTGCTCTCGTCAAATCCCTTAGGAATGACCAGCTTCACCGTGATATAGGGTAGGGAAGAGCCCGGCGGCACGGAATCCTCTGGGTATACAGGAACATCGAACATCGTAAAAAAGCTGTTCAGCGCCGTGGTAATGGCTTCTTCTGCGCCCATCAGGAAAGCACCACCTTTTTGCACTGCACAACGGCAAGATTCATCTGGCTTTCGGCGGGGGAAATCTTGTCGCTGCTCGCGGTGGTAACCTCGTAGGTCTGCCCATCGTCCAGCCGCTTGATGCGGTCGAAGGGGGACAGCTTGATGTCCTTATCCACATAGAGGGAGTAGGTGGATGCCGTGCCCTGCTGCTCTGCCTGCTGTGCTTCAATGGTCTGGTCATGGCGTTCGATGGCAAGGAACTCCATGCCGTCCTCCCATGTGGTAGTAGAGCCAAACAGGCCGTCCGATACCAGCTTTTTGACCATAAAGCAGAACTTCTTTGTGAAATTCTCCATCACGGTGAATTTAGTGAAATCGTTTACAGGCATTACAGTTTCCTCCATTGGTTGATTTCCCGGCGGTAGTGGGTGCAGCCGTCTGCGGGCAAGCCGTCCGTGCCGGTGGCCATGGTGCCGCTCCAGCCGTTGAAGGACTGGGAAACATAGCGCCCACCGCCGGGGGTGGCTGCATCGTAGTCGGTGATCTTCTGGGCAAGCGCCACAAAATCAGGAGGGACGCGCATAGGCTGCACCGTGCCGGTGAAGGTTTCCGGGGTAAGGTCTCCGTCTCCCGCCTTGTGCACGCCGTCGTTAAAGATAGACCCGCACACAAGGAAATACTGCCCGGCGGACACTCCAGCGGGGACAGTATCTGCCGTAAAGGTAAATTCCCCGGCGGTGGGGTCATCGTACCGGTCAAAAAAATTGTGCGTGTAAACGCACAGCTCTGGCACAGTCATGCGGGGTCACCTCCTTATTTCGTATCAGCCGCCGAGTTCAGACGCCGCAACGGCAGGCTCGGTGTTGGACGCGCCGACAGTCACGACCGCGATACCGTCCAGATACTCTGCCCACAGCTTCATGCCCATGATGGCGTAGTTGGTGGTGGTGGCGTTCTTGTAGTTGTACTCGGTGTGATAGCCCAGCAGATTGGTCTCACCGGAAACGGTGTAGTTTGCGCCCATGGTGGCGTAGTCGCGGTCTGCGGGGTCAACGTAGTACAGGTCGATGTTTTCCACAGGGACGGCAATCACCTTCTTCTGCTCGATGAAAGCGTCAGGCAGAAGGAACAGGGTGCTGTAGCCGAGGAAGTTCTTCACATAGTTCAGACCAAACTCGGTCTGAACGGTGATTTCCTTGTCACCCAGATAGTCGTAGAAGTCCATGATGTTGGCAAAGCCCACGACCTCGGTCACGTCCAGATTGTCGTTTGCAAAGCGCTTCAGGACTGCGCCCTTTGCGATAGCCAGCGCACGCTGCCAGGTCTTCTGCGTGCCGACCAGCTTGCCGGTCTTGAGGAAGGTGTAGAAGTCGGTCAGAACCTTCTTCTGAAGCTCGTTACGGAAAGCGATATTGGTGCGATCCACGGCCACTTCTGCGCCGTACTTGGTGACGGCTTCGATGGAAACGGCCTTAGCCCACTTGCCAAGTTCGATGTCGGCATAGGTCACAGGCTCGACCTTGGTCTTGGTCAGTGGGATGTCCTCGCCCTCGCCCACAGCGGTGCCGCCCTGCAGGCCGCCGTCAACGGTGGCTTTGTAGGATACCAGCCTAGTGCCGGGTGCCTTGCGGATGGGGCGCGAGATGCCCAGAATGGTGCGCAGCGCGTCCCAATTCTTCTGGAACTGGGTCACGAAGTCGATTTCGCGGATAGTGGTGGTAATCTGAGATGCGGTAGTCAGATTTTCGGGTGCTGCCATGTGTTACTCCTTTGCTGCAAGTCCGAACGCTTCAGGATTTGCCGCGATGGCTGCCTGACGCTCGGTTGCGTCTTTGATGTTGATGATTTGTTCTTTGGTCATTTTGGAGCCGGTGTTTGCGGGCGGGTTGTCCACCTGTGCGCCCTTGGTGGTGGTGCTGCCCACATAGTCGCTCCAATCGGTTTTCAGGCTCTCAGCCAGCTTGTCCGCGTTCTTCACGTTGCCCTTGCTGTCCAGTTCCATCTTGTCGATGTCCTCGCCGGACAAGCGCACAATGCGGTCAAAGTACTTTTCCAGCACGCCTGCGGCCTTGAGCTGCTCCCGGAACTTTGATTCCTTGGCGGCTCTTGATTCCTTTGCGGTCTGCTGGGTCTTGTAGTCGGTCAGCGCCTGCTCTGCGGTCTGCTTACCGCTGTTGGCTGCGTCCCGTTCCTTTTCCGCTGCAACGCGGGCGTTTTTCTCGGTATCCAGTTCGTCCCGGAGGGCATCGGTCTCCTCGTGCAAGGCGTCCAGAATGGCTTTCGCCTTGTCATCGTTGGAGGTTTCGGCGTTTTCCAGAATTTTGCGGATATCTGCTCTTTTGAGTGCCATGTGTGTTCGTCCTTTCTGCCCTTGCTTGGGCTGCCATGCTTGGCAATCAGGTTATTTTTCCGGACGTGCTGCCGGCGTGGTGCCGCTTGCAGGGCTCGAACCTGCAACTACCCGGTTATGAGCCGGGAGCACTGCCAGTTGTGTGAAAACGGCATAAAAAAGCGGCTGACGCTGTGCGCCAACCGCTGGATATTAAATTTTAGAGGTAGAGAAGATACCCCAAGCAAATTTGAAGTTCTTTTTCTCGCTTGTTTTTTACTCTCACCATTTCTGCCTTTATGCTTTCCACCTCTTCGGCGGCTTTGTGATATGCTTCATCGGCTTCCATCTGCCTTTTTGCAGCAGCTTCAAGCAATGCGCTCAAAGTTTCAAGTTCTGTCATGCTTTTATACCTCCTTGTTTCCTTTGAGTATTTAGTTTTTGCGTGCAACTTTGGTGATACATTCGACCGCCCAAAACTTCGCTTCCTGTAATTTTGTCATGCACAGGCTTTTTTCTCGGCTTTCAGGAAGTGCGTCAAGCTGCGTTGCAAGCTCAAGGAAAAGATCTTCTGCCTCGCAGTGCGCAGTTTTCACATCATCGGGCAGGAACTTTTCTTTTGGTGTTTTGAACATTTTCTCCAAATTCATGAATTACGCCTCCTTGTTTCCTTCCTCTACTGCAATTTCTTGCAGTTCTTTGATATGATCTTCCACCGCCGGGCGCAGGAAGGGGCGGGGAGCCATGCCCCGGGTAAAGTGCCATTTGCCGTTGAAGTCTTGCCAGACCCACGGCGTTTTGCGTCCGTTGCCCTTCTCTGCAAAAATACCGGTGCCTAACTCCACATAGAGCGAATACAGCAGACCGGAGCCCACGGTCACGGTCTTTTGTGCGGCAGAGACAACAAAGGTGATGGACGCTTTCAGCGCACCACCCACATAGCCCTGTATGCCGGTGCTGTCCTCCGTGCCGGTAGGTACAAGCAGCTGGGCGTAGTCCTGCACCTTCATGCCCCAGATGGTAAGCACGCGCTCCGCCCATGAATCCAGCGCTTCATGCAGCTGCGGGGTGTTGTCGGTGAATTTGATGTCGTAGTTAAAGTTCATGGCTCACTTTTTCTTCCTTTTCCTCGAAACAAAGCCAATCCATGCGCCACCCTGTTCAACCGTTACTCCAAACGGCTTTTGTGACAACTGCATCAGCTTTGTGCGGTCACTTGAAGTCATGCCCTTTAGATCAAAAGCAACTTTCGGGCCGCTCTTGTCCCAATATGTAGTATGTGATGGAGAAGAACCATCGCCACTTCGATATTTGTTGAGATCAACGCCAACTTGCTCTTTCACAAAAGACACAACATCGTTATGCGTTTTCTTGTATCTCGAACTGTCCACAACAACGGCGGCTCTCTTTGCCTCTTCTGCCGCAATTTTGCTGTAATCGGTGACCCATTTGCCATTTACAAAAGATTCAAACTCGTGTTCGTTGGCGTTCCCTCCGCCCGCTGTCGCGGAACTGCCTGAACCTCTTTTACTCACGGTAGTGCCTCCTTTCGTATTGAAATGGTTTGATTTTGGTAACGTTCCAGTCAAATTCTGCCGGGCACTTGCCGTACCACAAAACACTTGTCGGTTTGAGCCTGTCCAGCGCCACGCGGCAGTGCTTGGCAAAGCATTCTGCTTCGTATGGGTCGGACTGTGTGCCGTGGCTGGAAATGCTCACAATGCTGTTTGCCGGTTCTCCGTCAAAACACCAGTCATAACTTTGCTCGCCGCACCAGCACAGCGTAGGAATCACATGGATCCCGTGCATTTGCCAGTAAGCAGCCAACCAGTGCTTTTTGTAGTGCATGAAAAGCTGCACTGCAAGCGGCATATCACTGTACAAAGAAAAATCCGGCGAACATACCGCGCCAAACTGCTGCAAAAGGGGAATGTATTTTTCTGGGTTGTTCCAGAACCGTTCAAACTGGTAATCGTCCTTGTAAAAGTGCACGCCTTTTGTGGCCTTGTCTTTGGCGGTCAGCGCATAATTGACCGGGATCCATTCTAGTTTGTCAATGCGGATGTCCGTTTCCGGCTTGATTTCAGGGATGCCGTACTTACCAACACCGGGAAATATCATTCTCTCGGTGTTTTCCATTGGCAGAATCACGGTTCATCCCTCCTACCTTACTTTTTCTTGAGCTTTTTTCCTGTTTTCCAGTTGTAACCACGTTTTTCCAGCGCACGGCGTGCTGCCTGTGTTGAAGGATTGTCAGGATGCCCTTTCGCTTTGCCCATCAAAACTTCAACACGGCTCTTTTCTCTGATTGTGCCAGACGCAACGCCCGCTTTGTATTCTGCAATAGCAGACTCTCGCCTTGCGGAATACTGTGCAGCGGCCTCGTGGGCTTCCCTTTGCATTTTTTCCGTTTGGCGGCGTGTCAAGCCGTGAGGAATACGCATCTTATCGTCCATGTAATCGCTGATGGGCGAACTTAAGCCACGTTTTGCGAGAAATTCATCAAGCGTAGTCTTCGCACTGCTCGCCCTTGTAGAGCTTCCAGAGCCTCGTTTACTCATTTTGGGAACTCTCCTTTCTTCGTTTTCGCTTTTCCGCCCACCACATCTGTTCGGCTTCTGTGCCGCCTTTGGCCTTGTACCACTCGGTATAGGTCAGGTCAGATGTGACATTTTTTGTCGTGTTGTCCCGCCGCATAGCGTTCTGCCGTGGATACTTGACCAGCGCACTGGACAGCTTGCACCGGCAGTGATAAACCATTTCCGGCGCTGCGTTGGGGTCTCCCGGGTACATGATCTCATAGCCCTGCACCTTGAACGGCTCGTCAAGGTCTGCGGTCTCCTGATCCAGCAGGCGGTGCGTCTCGCGGGTGCGGTAGTCCAGAGTGCTGTTCCACCGCTTTTGCACCTCAATGCCAATGGCTTGGGCGTTGCGCAGCTGCTGCATCGTCCCGGCGTTCTGTGCGCCTGTAAGGGCTGTGATGGCGTTGTTCATCGCCCAGTGCGCCTCGGTGTCTGCCATGCCCTTCACAGCCTGCACCGCAATGTCATGGACGCTCTTGCCCTGCACGATGCCCTGCATGACGTACCGGTTGAACACCCGGGCATCGTAGGTTTTGTTGCTCTCGCTCTTGATGCGCTTGTTTGGCACAAGCTTGGGGTTTTCCAACAGCAGCCGCTTGACCGCTTCGGTGTTGTACAAGGTCAGGCTGAATGCCACGCCTGCGGCCTGTTCCAGCTCGTAGAATGCCCAGTTTGCGCCAAGGGCAAAGATATCGTACTGTTCATCCCGCGCCAGCTTATATGCCGTCTGCTGGGCTGCGGTGCACGTCTGGGTGATGTTGTCCAGCTTCTGGTGCATCATCTCGGACTGAAACACCTGATTCTGCAGCCATGTGCGGTAATCTCTCTCGGTGATCTTCCCGGCTTCCAGTTGCTGCCGCTTGTAGGCGTCCATCTTCTGGTAATGCTCCAGAAAATCGGTCAGCTGCTCGGTCATTTCCCGGCGGGCGGTGCCGTATACACGCAAAATGCGGCGGCGCAGCCTGTTCAGCTGCCGGGTGGAGATGCGGTCAAGGTCGGTTTGTTTCATGGCTGTTCAGATACTCCACAATGCCGCGCTCGCGAGTGGACAACTCCCATTTTGTGGACGCAGCCCTCTCAGCCGCAGCCCTCTCAGCCGCAGCCCTTCTGACAGCGGCGTGCTCTGCGGCGAGGCGGTCAGACAGCAACAGGCCTCCGCCAAAAATAGTTTTCCCCGTGGAGTGTTGTGCGTCCAGCGCATAAATCGGAGCGCAGTCCTTTTTATGAATTTTGAAATCTACACCGTAATGGCTGTATCGTTGGAGCATTGCAGCCGTCGCAATATGATCCGGGTATGTATACTTTGGCAGCTGTGCCTTTTTGGTACGTCGCAGGCGCTCTACCTCATCGTTTACCAGTTTCGTCAGGCGAGGTTCTGTCTGCGCTATGATATCCCCGCCGTAGCTGGTCACAAAACTTGTTCGGACGATTGCACCGTTTTCGTACTCGATACTACAGTCGCAAATGATATGGTTCATCCGCATATTATTTGCCCTTCCACAAAACGCTGTCAAAGATGGAGCGAATAGGAAGAACGGAATGCCACGATCGAGATAGAACCCGCAGATTCTGGACAGGATTGAAAACGGCGGGTTGTCCAGAACAACGGTACCCTCCGGGTAGTCGAAATTCTCATAATCGCCGCCGGGGTAAAACGGGCGCACAATTTTGGCTGGGTCGATGCCGTACTCCTTGCACGTCCAGTCCCGGATAACTGCGTAAATGCTGGGTGGTGTGTAACAGTCGTCTGTGGTCTTTTTCGGCTTGAACTTTTCCACAAACTCTTCGTAAGTCTCACCTGTTGCCATCTTCTTCCTCCTCTCCATCGTCCACGGTCTCCCGCGTTGCGCTCTCTGCCATCAGCGCAGCCTTGGCCTGTTCCTTCTGCTCCGGGGTCAGGTTGGGCAGCAGGTCAATGGCCATGTCCTGCCCGATGATCGGCGCCTCAGAAATCACCGTTTCGACCTGCTCAGCTGTGTTGGTGATCTTGCTGCGGTTGAATGTCGGCATAGCGTTGTCAAAGCCAGCCAGTGCGCAGATCTGCCGGATAAACGGCTTGACCTGTGCCTCGAAGTCGTCCGCGTTCTGGTTCAGCGGCTCATAGGCTGCATCCAGATGGTCGTTTGTGCTGTCTGCGCTCACGCAATGCACGTCCAGACCGCCGAAGTCCTCATACACACGGGTGTGCAGCAGTTCCAGAAGCGCTTGCCGAGCCGTCACAGGGATCTCGGTGGTGTAGGGGGTGATCTTGCCGCCCTCGCTGGTGTCTGCGCCTGCAATGTGGTACAGATTCAGCTTGACAAGGAACTCCTGCAGCTCGTCATCGGTCATGCCGTTGAAGTTCTCGCACAGCCAGTAAATCTGCGCGCAGTCCTGCAGGTCATTACAGAAGCCGGACATCACCAGATCGGTGTTGTCGATGTAGGCTTTCAGCCCCACAAGGGTGCTCTGGTGCAGGTCTGAGCCCCACAGCGGCACAATGGGAAGAGCACTGTAGTTTTCGCCTTCTACGCTTTCCAGCCCGCCGCCGGGTGTGGTGATGATCACGCTCTTGTATGCCTGCTTCGGCGTTGTCTCCTGCAGCACATTGCCGATTTTGCTTTCTGTGTACTCGGTAAAGCCGTCCAGCTCGTACAGGATGTAGTGCATATCCGTGTCCGGGTTCAGCCGCCAGAAGCGCACGCCTGCCTGCAAAAGGCCTGTCTTTTCATCGTACAGGGGAGCAAACTCGGTCAGCTTGAAAACCACCAGATGGTCGTTGTTCCAGAATCCGAAGCTCTCACCGTGGATCAGGGCGAAATAGCCGGCCTTCTGGATCTGCTCATCGAAGTTCTGCCCCAGCCTTTCCTTGTCCACGCCATCGTCCGCAAAGACTACGCCGTTTCCGAGGGAGTAGGTTGCCCGCTGTTTGTTGAGCCGCCGGAAAAGATTGCTCTTAACCATATCTGGGTGCGGGACATCCTGCTTTGTGTTTTTGGACAGGCGTTTCAGCATCAAAGCGTAAGTCTGTGCGAAGCGTTCAGCCCCCGGGTTTTTCTGGGCATCGTACAGGTCGGCGTCCAGAGCCATCTTGTAGGGCCCGGAAGCGCAGTGCTGCTGCACGAACCGCCGGATAAAATCAGGCTGTTCCCCGGCGGCTTGCGCCTGCTGAAAGGTCTGGAATGTATATACAGTGCTCAAAATCAATTCCTCAGTTTTACAAGGCGCTTTGTGCGCACGAAATAGCGGATAGCGTCCATGCAGTGGTCGTTGACCTTCAGCACGGTGTCGTCTTTGTCTGGATCCCAAGCGTACACGCCGAACTCTTCCAGCGTGTGCTTGCAGTCTTTGTAGATCTTCAGACGCCCGGTCTGCAGCATGGTCTGCACGTCCAGAATGCCGCTCAGGACGTCGTTATTTGCGGGGGTCTGGGTAAAGCCGTTCTTGCGCAGCTCTGTAATCAGGGGCAGGGCAGAGGGGTCAACGATGACCCTTTCCGGTTTGATCCCGTTCAGCCACGCCTTGAGGTCTGTGACGTACTCGCCCACGGTCTTTTGCCGCTTCTGTTCGCGGCCGCTATAGTAATACTCCCGCGTTCCAATCCAGCAGTCTGCATCTGCCTGCTTCTGGAACAGCAAAAAAACCGTTGCGTTCTGGGTGCCAAAGTCGCACGCCACATAGGCGCTCTTTGGCGAAAGCTCCGGCAGTACGTCAATGACGTGCTTCTTTCGGTCGAACATGTCATATACAAGGCCCTCAGCCACCGTCCACAGCCCCAGAATGTAGCGCTGATAGAAAACGCCACTGTACTGGCTGCGGTATCTGGCCTTGATGTCCTCGGAAAGTGACAAGTTGTCGTCCATCGTGAAATGGAGATACATCATCTTGCGGGAACGGCATTTCCGCACCCACTCGAGATAAAACCAATGCTGCGGGCTGCCCGGGTTGCAGTTGAACCAGAACTTTGACCCGGTGACAGAGCAACGGGCTGTGGCCTGATTGACGAAGCTTTGCGGCATCAGAGCCACCTCATCGAAGAATGCCCCGGCAAGGGTAATGCCCTGGATCAGGTCTTGGCTGCTCTCGTCCTTGCCGCCGAAAAAGTAAAACTCGTTAACTGTGCCACCCTTGCTGACGGTCATGCAGTTTTCTGCCCGATGCTCCTTGACGTTGTAACCACGGGCTGCAAGCTGCTGCTTGAGTGTGCCCAGCACGTTGCGCCGGAAGCTTGCGATGGTCTTTCCGCACATGGCAAACTGCTGGCCGCTGTAGCAGGTCATAGCCCACTGGGCAAAAGAAAAGCCCATGGCAAAGGTCTTGCCCGAGCGGATAGCGCCATCGGCAATAATGCCGTTGTAACCGCTGTATGCGCTCTGCGGCGCCCACCAGCTCAAGACCTGCTTTTGCCGCTGGCTGAGGGCTTTCCAGCGAAAACCGTTACTTTTCCGCATTGTCGTCCTCTTCCTCCGGCAGCATCTCCACGTCATCCGGCGGGCTGATGTCTGCGGCAACGCTCAGAGCCTCAAGCAGGCCATCGTCCGGGGCTTCTATGTTGCTCTGGTCTCCCAGCATAGCAAACTTGTCCACGATGGTTCCAAACGCCGTGGACAGCTGCGGCAGCGTTGCCTCTGCGATCTTGTCCGGGTCTGCCATCGCCTGAAGGTACAGCCCGAGAAGATCCTGTGCTTCCCCTCGCTTACTGCCTAAGTAAGAAAGCATGTCCTGCGTGTTCTGCTCTTTTTTTAAGGCGCACAAATCCGCACACTTGGGATTATCTTTCACGATTTTCCGCACGGTGCTTTCTGCCACGTCGTTCAGTTTGGCGGCTCTGGCGTAGCTCTGCAGCTGCACATAGTCAGCAACGATCTTCTTTTTTTGTCTGTCTGTCAGCCGCTTCGCACTCACCGCCACCACCTCTCTAAACTTATGCAAAAGAAAAACCGCCCGGAAATCCGAACGGTCAAAATATCAAAACAAGCAGCGCTCCCGGTATACATTCAGTTTCTCGGACAACGTAAACGATGGAGCGCCGCTGCATCCGGTACTTTCGCGGCCAGATGCCCCGCTATCTGCGCAGCCCCCTCACAGGGTACGCAGCTGGCATTCCCGGCAGGGCTCAAACCTGCAGCCTGCGGTTTTGGAGACTGCTGTTCCATCGCTTGAACTACGGGAATATATCATGCCGCGTGCAGGAATCGAACCTGCAACGACCCGGTTATGAGCCGGATGCTCTGCCGGTTGAGCTAACGCAGCGTAAAAGAATGCCCGCCTGCAATGCACGGCGCACATCATTCATAACAGGCGGGTAAAAATATTTTCGGAATAAATTGGATCAGCAGCTTTTGCTAATCTGCGCGGATAACAGGCCGCGCTCCTTGGATACAGCCACGGCCTCCGATCTCTGCCCGAGGCTCGCGTTTTGTGTGGTCTGCACGGAAACCGAAACGCCGCGCATAGCGCACAAAGTGGCTTTCTTTGTTGCTGATCGGTAAGGCCGAGAGGATAAGGCCAGCGCCGAGACGCGTCAAAAACTTTGCCATGTCGCAAGTCAGTTCTTTCAAGCGCTCAAACATTTGTATGCCTCCTCTCCAAAAGTGCCCACTGTGGACACTCTAAAATCACGCTAGCCGCCCTTGGAATCGAACCAGCCGTGTCTACACACACGCGCCGCGCTCCAAACTGCGCTCAGGCGGCATATAACAAAAGAAAAACCAGCACGTTTCCATGCTGGTTCTGTTGACGCACATCCTGCCGGGGGTTTATGGAAACCGGTGTACGGATTATGTGGCCTCCGGTGCGTGCGGAGGTTGTGAGGACAGGTAAGGATACCCTGCCACTCTACACGCAGCCACAATCGGGATGTCAGCCCATGCGTCAGGTGGTCGCTGCTTCGGGAGAGCAGCGTGTCGGAGCCGTTAACCGGATTCGAACCGGCACCATCAAGTCTGTATATGCGCATTGGTTAAGTGCGCAGTGATGTCCGAGATGTGTCACCAGCGTTGTCCCGCCTTAAATGGGCGGCGCTCTGCCAGTTGAGCTATAACGGCATAGAAGCAGCCCGCGAAACGAGAGGAAGAAAAATGCCGGTCAAGCCTTGGGAGGAAGCATTTCGGGGGGATTCGTTTCGGAGACTGCGTGGCAAGCGTCTTATCGCTTTCGGCGATTCCGCTTATACCAATTTTAGCACAATGCCTGTGTCATTTGGATATTTGCAGTATGAAGGTGCATTGCAAAAAATCAGGGCGGGTTTTGTGCGGTTTGTGCAACATTGCCGAAGCTGTCCCAAATCTCTGCCAGATAGATGCTGCCCCACTTGATGTAGATGGAGACCTGGTTTTCTTCCGAAAGCCCCAGCTCCTCGCAGACCTCGCGCTGCTTTTTGTTCTTGACGTAGTACAGGCACAGGCAGTCAGCCTGTTTTTTGCTGGATTTGCTTGCCGTGATACAGTACGCCCGCCGGGTGGCCTCAATGCGCAGCAGGCAAAGGTCTGTTTCCATCTGCTGCAGACGGCGCTGCTCGTCCGTGATATCTGCTGCAGCAAGCCCAACCTTGTCACCGGCACCACCGCCGCCGGGCAGTCCGCTCAGGCTTGGGGTGGTCTTTTCAGCAACTTCCCGGATACGCCGGATCTTCTGCTTTTGGGTTTCAACCGCCGCAGCCATATCCCGGCATTGCTGGAACCACGCCTTAACCGTGTGGTAGTCCACGCCGGTGCGCGGCTTTGGCTGTTCGCTTTCAGGTGTCCATGTGCGTGTCATCGCTTTCCTCCTCAAACGTGCATTTTACGGCGGGACTACAGATTTCGTAAACGACAACGTTCTTGATTTTATCGGCGATACCCGGCGCAGTCAGAAGATGAACAGTTCCATCTTCGGTCATGTTTGCTTGAATCCAAATTTCTCCGATCATGTCTTATCCTCCATTTCATCAATCCAGATCTCTGCTCTGGGTTTTTTCTTGTCGTAATCCACCCGGCTTCCGTCGTGGGCTGCCACAATGCGGCTGTTGTCGTCCTCCAGCACCCCGGCCTTTACCAGTATGTCGCAGGTGGCCTCAATCAGGTTTGCAAGGTCGACCTTGCGCCTGGTAGCCATGTAGTACACGCACCTCACGTTCACACGGGCAGAGATAGGGCTGCGCGGCCTTTTGATTTGCCGCAGGCAGTCCGTCTCATAGTCCACGTATGCCTTGCTAGGGGCCACAAAGCGCCCGCCTGAGCGGCTTTTGAGGATGCGGGCAGAGTTTTTCTTGGTGCGGGGGTCGCCGTAGAGGGTCAGGTGCATTGTTTTCATCATTCCGTGCAATCATTCCTCCATTCGTGAGCTTCCTCGACATAGCACCAGCTCTGAGGCGGCTTCTTGATTTCGACTGGCTCATATCCAAATTTCGTTGCCCGCAGCCTTGTAAAATCGCTCAACGGTCGCGGCTGGTCATAAATCTTCAGGTCAGAGATATGCCACGCCCAGCCGTGACACTTGTTCAGGTAGTGGACAATGCGGTCTCTGTCCATGCAAGCCATTTCTTCGACATCATCCGGGGCGCGGCATATCGGTGCAAGCTCCCAAATCTTGTCGCAGACGAACTCGCCAATGACCGTACCATCCAACCGCTGCCAGCCTTTGCCGGGGACGATTCGTAACCAACCCATCTTAGACCGCTCTTTCGTGCAGTAGATGTAGCACTTGAATGGAGGCTTCACGTCCTCCGGCTTCGTCTTGCGCACCTCCACGGTCTTTTCTTTCAGGACGATCTTGCTGCACCATACCGGCTGGATGCTCAACAGAACTGCTTTATTGTTGGGCATTTTCTTCGCCTCCTTGATGTCGGTGGAGCCGCTCGTCTACCTCGCTGAGAGCCAGGATGTCCACGCTGTCAAGGCCACCATGCTGCACAAGAGCGTTCAGTAAGATTGAGGATTTCGCCATCTCCAGAGATGCAGATTTGCCCTCTTGCTCCTTTGTGGCTTTCCTGATGATGTTGTTCAGGGTAACGATTTCCTCGCCGGTCAACTCGACGATGGCGGAACCGGGTTCATTCTTCGAATGGTCCCGATAAATCAACGAACGGATTCTCATATTTTCCAGCCCTCCCCTCAGTAATACTCGATTTCCACTAGCGAGGTGGACACCAGCTCAAAGCGGCCATCTTTCAGAGGGATACGGAGCAGCCTATACTCTTTTTCGTAAGAATCAGGTACAAGCTCTCTGAAGCTGTCCACAGTGATTGTATACTTCGGATACCGCCGGGCTGCGTATGTTCCATCTTCAATGGCAGGAGAATAGACAGTGACGTGGTAGCATGGCTGGCTGATAGCTTCAGCTTCAGCTGATGTTGAACCACAAGCGGTTACGCACAGTGTTAAGATCAGCAGCAGCGCTGCAACAGTAAGGCAACAAATTCGCTTCACCGCTTTCTTCCTCCCATCCATCCCTCTTTGTTGAAATCGTTGCGGCTGATCCGCTCCGCTGCGTGGTGCGCGGTGGTATCCAGCACCTGAACCGTTTGCTCTGCCCTGATTGCGTACGAGTACCCCCCAATTTCCGCTCCCGTCCAGCCCGTCTTTCCAGTCGGCCAGGTACTTTTTCATAGATTCCGCGTCAATCACAGGCACTGCCGGTTCATCTTCCAGCACATCCATCGCGTCCATAATCTGACACGCGCGGCATCTTACGCCGTTGTAATGTTCGCAGCCACAGCAATATGCCGCTTTGATATTGGCGATGGCTTTTTCGCGGTCGATAAATTCGCTCATTTTTCAATCTCCCTTTCTTTGTTTTCGCAGGCGTTCCAGGCTGCGTGCCAAAAGCTCCGGGCTTAAAACACCATTCCCGGACGGCTGTGCCCTGTCTACGCGGCTGCCTTTTGCCCGGCTTCCGCCGATTGGGCAGAGCTGGTTATACTCCGCAACGGTCTTGCAGCCAAGTCCTTCAGCTTCTTCCAGCGCCTTGCGGACATACGCCCAGCTGCCGCCGCCCAGATCCACACACTTGTCCATGACCGCGTACACAAGATCCGCGCCCATGCGCTCTATGTAGCCGGTCAGCTCTTTTTCTCCAGTCTTGCTCAGATTGCTGACATTCTCCCGAAAAAAATCCACTAGAGATTTCGTCGTCCTCGTCCCTGTATAGGAGGAGTCATCTTTAGATGACGACGACTTATCTATATCTAATATCTTATCTCTAATATCTGTATGGACATTTTTGTGGACGTCTGTGTGGACATCCTGTGGACAATGTCCACAGTGTTCTGCATTAATTTGACGCTGGTTCGTTCTTTGCAACTTTTTTTGTGCTGCATAATCGGTTTCGCTTCCGACCATTTCCGAGTGGTTTGCAAGCACCAACGTGCCGTCTTTTTCCTGATAAATCAGCCCAAGTTTCGCGTAAAGTCCCAGCGCGACACGCACCGTATCGGTAGAAAACCACTTAGTATCGCGCTGAATCTTGTCCACGTCATACGGAATGATCACTTCACCGATCTGCCGCGAAAGCCTGCCGTTTGTGTTGATAGTCATAAGGCAGAGCATCTGGTACAGAACCACATAGTTTGCGCCGTTTTTCTGACCCATGAGAAAATCCACCGCGTCGGACCGCATGAAGCTGTCTTTGAGCTTTAGCCAGTAGTATCTTTTCCCTGTAGCCGTATGATTTCACCTCCTTCCGCACGCCCGTATAGCCAGATAGCACAGCTCTTGAGATGTGTCAGTCTTTGCTTACGTCAACCCCGGTGATTTCTTTGAAAATCGCCGCGTCGAAGTTCGGCAAACTGAGGATAACGTTTCGATCATCGGCACTAAGCCCCGCCCACCACTTCCGGGCGTTGTCCGCTGTGGTGCGTTTTCTCAGATAACCGCCAGTCGTTTCAGCTTCAGGGTGCGCCGCCTTTTCTTCATCGGTCATATCAGACAGATAGACGTACTCAAGCGGGCAATCGTCAATTTCGTTCAGCAAACGCCGGGCACGGCAGTTAAACCACTGCTCAAACGTCCAGTCAGTAGGCTTGTTGAACATATAGATTTTGGGCGATACCGTATTGAAGCAGCCATTGGAAAAGGATGTAGCGTTCCAGTCGCCGCTGTTCCGGTTGCCGCTGTTCCAGTCGCCGCTGTTCAGGTTGCCGCTGTTCCAGTCGCCGCTGTTCCAGTCGCCGCTGTTCCGGTCGCCGCTGTTCCAGTCGCCGCTGTTCCGGTTGCCGCTGTTCCAGTCGCCGCTGTTCCAGTTGCCGCTGTTCCGGTCGCCGCTGTTCCGGTTGCCGCTGTTCCAGTCGCCGCTGTTCAGGTCGCCGCTGTTCCAGTCGCCGCTGTTCCGGTTGCCGCTGTTCCAGTCGCCGCTGTTCCAGTTGCCGCTGTTCCGGTTGCCGCTGTTGCAACGTCCAGTGCAAGTCTTTCCCGTATTCACGATCTCAAGGACTTCAGCCCAAGGGATTTCCCGCACGATTTCCAACTTGTTCGTTGCACACTTATTATCGTCCTCTGCAACCGTGCCGTGGGCGATCACTTCAGCAACGTGGTTGTTCGGGTTAAAATCATAGTAACGAAAACAGTCGGCCGCATTCTTACAGAAGTGCATACCCACATTGCAGACAGACGGACTTACAAATTCTTCAAAGGTTCCCGGGCAAGAATACTGTTTACCGCGACACGTCCAGTCAGGGTTGAAAACCTTATAGCCTTTCACGCTCATTTTTTATCTCCTCCTTCAGAACGGCAGATCGTCGGTGTCGTTTATCACAGCAAAATCATCCATGCCCTGCGTGTAGGCGGGCTGCGGTGCGTTCTGCGCGGCTTTTGCCTGCTGCACATGATTCTTTGTCTGCTGGTCGTAAGACGCGGCAGCGGGCTTGTCTGCCGCCTTTGCGCCTGCAAAGCTGATATTGCTTGCCACGACTTCCACCGCCGTGCGATTGCTTCCGTCCTTGCCCTGGTAATGCCGGGTCTGCAAGCTTCCGTCAACGGCGATCATGCTGCCCTTCTGGAAGAACTTGCAGATAAATTCGGCGGTCTTGCCCCATGCCACGATATCCACAAAATCAGCCTGACGCTGCTGGCCCTTCTGGGTATAGCTGCGCTCGCAGGCAATGCGGAAGGTGCACACGTTGGTGCCCTGCTGGGTGGTGCGGAGCTCCGGGTCTGCCACAAGGCGTCCCATGATTGCTACTACGTTAAGCATGATTCGGCTCCTCCTCTGCGCTGTCACCAGCACCGGCCTCGTAGTCGATGTTTGCGCCCATCAGCACTTCCGGGCACTCAGCGCGGGCAAAATAGGCGGCGGCGCGGTACTTGAGCATCATCTCGGTCATCTTCGGCCAGTAGCTGCCGTTTTTGTTCCACCAGCCTGCATCCTTTGCCATCTGCACCGTGACCTTCGGTCCTTCCACCTTTTCGCCGGTCAGCTTATCCACGGCAATCAGGCGGCATCCCCATGTGTCCGTGCCTTCCTGACCTTCCATGCGATAGCGGGAACGGCCTGCAAACTGTCCGCTGTTGTCGATAAGTGCTTTGCAGCTTTTGCCGCTCCAAGTGGGCTGACCGTAGACAACATAGAGGTTCTGCATCACAAACAACTCTGTGGTGCCCATGCGCTGCGCCATGTCACAGGCGATGGCGCAAGCACCAACGTTGCCCGCATAGGTCTTGGGAAGCCAGCCGTCCGGCAGATTGGACAGCGCAACGGCCTTGGATTTTGCCAACTGCCAGATCCGTTCGTCTGCGGTCAAACCCTGCACCTTCTCAGCGTAGGAGAGGGCGCGATGTGCGGGTGCGGCAGGGGGATTGACAGGAGTAAGGGGTTCGGTTGGCGCTGCGGGCTTCTGAAGCTGCTCAACAGGGGTCTTTTCGATTTTGGTTTCAGGCATGATGAATCTCCTCCTCAGTGTATTTTACATCGATGATATGTGCATAACGCTTGATGGCGTCAAGCTCTGACTTTGTGCACCGGAATACGATTTTCCGGTCTCGCTGCTCTTCTTTTCGGACGAATTGGTCAAAAAACGGATCGTCATACTCGTCTGGGATTGCGACATTGTACGCAACGCCGGGCTTCATGAGTTGGATTTGTGTCGGGTTCTGCTGCACGCCTTTGTAATCATCCGGCAGACCATTGATGACTGCTTCCCGCAGCAAGGTGCGGAACTCAATCATGTAACAAAAATCTATGCTTTCATACGGTTCAGGCATGATTTCTGCACCGCCTGCAGCGTGGATGATGTCAATATCGCACATCATGCTGCCCACCTTGCGATAGATGCGGTCTATGACCTCGCGGCTCGCGGTGTCATCCATACTGCCGTTCTGTGCAAAATGCGTGAAATACGCCACTGCGCCGTTAATTGCGCTGGCAAGTTCATTGCCAGCACTGATAAGCCTGAACAGCATATTTTGCGGCTTGATGTAGTAATAGATGCCCTCGGCCTTGTTGGAAAGTTCCTTGATACTGGCACGCCTTGCAAGGCGCTTTTGTGAATCGCTTTGCATAAAAATTCACCTCATATAAACAACATTCATGCTGGAATCAAATACATTGTACAAATAGGCGGGCTCTCGCTTTACAAGTTCGTCAGCAATGATGATCGCGTCCGAAACGTCTGCGATATTCTGCGATGAAACAAGGTCATCCGGCTGCTTTTTGGTAACATCATAGACCTTTAAAAGCGCCATCCGCTCACATCCTGTTGTTGTGCCGCCAGCCAAGGGCGATGTACCCAAGGTTTGCGCACAGAACGATAAAAATTAAGGTTTTCACGTTTTACCTCCTTGCGGTTTGCCGCACGTTGTGGTATTTTTGTGGTGATGGGCGGCGAGGCTCATCACCCTTTTGGCTTGTCCGTGTTGGCGCACGGGCAGGCTCTTCTTTTTTTGCGGCGTATCGGCGGCAGACTGTCCACCTCATCGCGCTTTATGACTTCTTGAAAAAAGGAATACTTGTGCGGCTTTCTCTTTTTCTTGCGGCAATGATAAACCGAGGATGCAAAACTGTTTGCACTTTTATAGCCAAGACGCCGGGCGCACATATCAGATGTGCCGGATGTAAGAAGATTGCCAGTTTTTGCATCGTACACGGTGTACCACATGACATGGTGGACAGTGTCAGGCATACGTGATCTCCTCAGATTCCTCTTGCAGCATCTCCCGCACGTTGTCCATTTCTTCGGCGCACATCTCCCAGACGTTTGCTCGTGCGGAGTATCCAGCCCGGACAACAATGTCATCTGAGGCTTCGGCTTCTCGCCTGCAACGTTCGGCAAGCCGCGTGTAGGACTTTACTTTGCCCTCAACGTACTCTTTGGCCGTCATCATGCCCCACGCTCCTGATTCTCCGGGTACTCCGGGTTGCGGGCGTGGGTGCGGTTGATCTTGCCGTACTTGCGCCGCTTTGCGGCTCTCTCCCTGTCCTCTGCGGCAAAGCCCATACGAGCCAGCAGAACAGCGGCCAAAATCAGCACCAGCGACACCGAAAACAGCGTGCCGGAGATGTATCCGGTGGTCTGCGCGGTGCCCTCTGCGCCCATAGCTGTGCCTATTCCAACGCCGCCAAAAATGACAGCCAGCCAGTAGTAAGTAGTGGATTTGATCTTCATGCGGATTCTCCTTTCTCAAGTGAGGGGAAAAACAGTTCCCCGATCTCATCCTGTCGGATGTCCAGCAGTTCACACATTGCTGTGATCTCTGCGCTTGTCCACGGATTGTGCCCCTGCATCCTGCCGCTCATGGTGTCCCGGCCAATGCCGATATACTTAGCGACTTCCTGATCGCGGTAGCCGCAGCTGTGGAACCGTCCACGCAGCTTCCAAAACGGAATCTGCCGGAAGGTACCCTGTACGACCTTCATCATATTTTTTCAACCTCTTTTCTTTGATGCTGTTCTCCCTCGCGCAGCCTGCCCGCCGGGGCACGTCCCTTCAAAAACAGGTTCACAAAGTAGATCTGACCCTTGCCGGTCACCTTGGGCGTCTTGTTGATGCTGGTGTGCCCATCAGAGTGCACCACGGTGGTCCCCTTGATCTCAAACAGACCCTGCTCCACGGCGCGCTGCGTGGGCATATTGTAGTCGCTGCGCTTGGGGTCTCTGATGAGGTATCCGTGCTCGCGCATCCAGACAAACAGCCGGTTTTGCCCGATCTGCACGCTGTTCTGGCACAGCAGCTTTGCAAGTTCGCCCACAAGGATGCTCTTCTTGCTGGCGTTTACCGCGTCCGCAAAGATGCCCTTGGGCGTAAGTTCCGCAATCTGCCGGTCTTTGTGTTCCAGTTCATCGTGGGCGGCAATCAGAGCCTGCGCCATCAGTTCAGCCCGGGAAAGCTGCGGGCGCTGCGCCAGCTGCTTCTCCATCGCGTTGAACGCCTGGATGTACTTCAACTTCCACTCCAGCGCTGCCTTGCCGGTAAAGCCCATAGCCAGCAGCGTAAAGCCGTCACGGTTCATGAGGTACATGGGGTAGGTCTGACCGTTCTGCTCGTGGGTGTACTCGGTTTTGTAGAACATGGGGGTCTGCTCATTTTTGAGCACACCCGCCGTCATGAGGTTTTCAATGTCCCGCATGACGTTGCGGTGTTCCTTGCCGAAACTCTCTGCGATCTGGCGGCTGGATGCTACCGGCTCGCAGTTCCGGGTGGATAAGATGATGTCTGTCATATTTTTTGTCCTCCTTGTACTCTGCCCCTCCTGTGCTATACTTGAGCGGGAGGGGGTGAAAAAATGAATCAGCGGGGATCCATGAATCAGCGTACAGATGAATTAGAGCGCATTCTGAACGCCAGCAAAGTGAATTATTCCAGTCCGCAAGTCTCGCAGCAGCCTACACTGTATGAGGTACAGCGTGGGTATGCGGAAGATTTGAAGCAGCTGCGCCAGCAGTTTGAAGAAAGCCAGCAAAAACAGGAAATCAAAGACCGTGAGCAAGCAAAGGAAAATCGTGTAAACCGGTGGCTTACAGTCGCATCCTTGCTCGTGGCAACTGTTTCAATGGCTGCTGCGATAATTTCACTTTTCATGTAAGCTTTCGCACCAGATTGACGATCTGCAAAACAAGTGTTGCAACCTGAATGCAAAGCGTCAAAGCCAGAATCCTTGTTGTAGTCCAGTCGTGCTTGCGGCTGGGCTTTTTGTCGTTGTTCATACCGTTTTGTCCTCCTTTTCCTTAATCAGTTCGCTGACTGCGGCTTCCATCTTCTCGCGGATGCCGCGCGGCTTGCGCTTGCTGTTCAGGATCAGGGAACAATAGCTCTTCGTCCATCCAAGACGTTCCGCAAGCTGTTCCAGCGTGACTTCGTTGTTGTGCATTTTGCCGATCAATCGACCAGTCCACGGTTCAGGCACTCTTTCACCTCCCTGTTTGTAGTTAATAAATTGACAACGGCGCACCGATTTGCTATACTGTTTTACGGCTCCTAGTTAAACTGATTCAAAAGGGCGGTGATTTCATTGACCCAACTTTTGAGCCAGCCAGTTCCAGACACAAGCAAGTGCGTGAAGCGCTAGGGCTTACAAGGCGGTGCCGACCCGCCAAAGGAAGCGGCGCACCCATAGCACTGTAAGTTGTTTTTGCAGCCCTGACGTTACTTTTGCGTCGTACATGACCACAAAAGACGTGCAGACAAGCAAGTTTGCATTTCCGCCGGGGTGCAGGTGCGTTCTGGTAACAAATCGGTGAAAAGTCTGTCTGTGAAGCGACCACAGGCAGATTTTTTCTTATCGCCGTGTCAAAAGCAGTTGAAAAAGTTTACAAAACGTGCTATTATTGTGTTGCAGACACATAGTATAAATAGCTTGGGCGGGATAGCCGCCGGGGCTTTGTGTTTTGTTAGCTTTTTTAACTTACAAGAGCATTATACAGCTAGCAAAGTTAGTTGTCAACGTTTTTTACTAACTTTACTAACATTTGTAAAGATGCACGAAAAAGGAGTTGCTTTCATGAGCACTTTTTACGACAACTATATTAAGCTGTGTGCATCTTGTGGCAAAAACCCAACTACGGTGTCAAAAGAAATCGGGCTTTCAAATGCTGCAGCAAGTGGGTGGAAGAATGGAAAAAAACCATCTGCTATAACCAAGCAAAGATTGGCTGATTATTTTGGTGTCTCTGTTTCCGAACTTACCGGCGAAGAGCAAAAAGAAAAGCCCAGCACCCCGGAGGATGCTGAGCGTGAATCGCACGGGCAGGCTATATTAGATAAGTATAATATGCTTGACCCGGCAACACAGGCCATGTTTGAGAGTATGCTGGATGCTGCTATAGCTGCACAGGAGAAAAAGAATGGTCAGTGAAAAGCAACTTGATGCGGTTATGCACGTTCTGTGTGATTTTTACGAAACGCATCCAGAATCCAGTTATGTAACCATTTCTGGATTGCACCGGGGTGGAATAAAGAATCCTGATAATACTGTAAACATCTTGGAAGCAAAAGGCCTTGTGGTTGTTGGCAGCAAATACAAAGAGGTCAGCCGTTCGGAATGTCCGATACGGTTGACCCCTCAAGGCAAAACTTATTTTATTGATAAGCAGAGCAAAAAGACGATCACAAGAAACCAGTTTATGCAAAATGCCTTTATTGCTTTATTTGGAGCAGTTGTAGGCTCACTGGTAACGTGGTTTATCGGTCATAAGAGCGATGGGTCAGAAACTTCCAGTTTGTGATTTTTTGCATCCAGATTGTAGACAGCAAGCGTTTTGTAAACTTTCATCTTTTCATCGTCTATTTTTTGAGTGTCAATAACAATCGTCCCATAACAGCCATCTGATGCCCTGAAAATAGTTTCGGGGCAAAGTTCGCAGAGGTCGCCCAGCGTGACCTTTTTAGGAAAGCATTCTGCTGGAATTGTGTGATATTTTGTTTTTTTGTGAAAAAGCGAAACATCGCCCAAGTCAAAAATATCGTCTGCGAGGATAAGAAGTATTGCTGTAACTAGCACGGCGATAATGTAAAGAAGAAATGTGCTATCAGACATTTTGCATTGCCTCCTTTAAAAGTTTGTCCACGTCGATACCAAGGGAAAGTGCAAGCTTGATTTTCTCAAGTATAACACATTCCGGTGTTGATTTCATCAATTTTGTGCTAGTATCTTGCACTTTATTTTCCCCCTTTGGCTAGATCATTGATAATTTAAGGTTTCCGGCAGCTGTTTGGCTGCCTATTTTTGTTTATGAGGTGGTTATCATGAAAAGAAGAACATTTCTTGCACTTGGTTTGACCGCGGCTCTGTCCATTCCTTTTGCAATGACCGCGTTTGCGGAAGGTGAAAAGTATAGTGCAGGTGAGTATGTTGAATTTTCTGGACATACAGATTTTGACTACTACTACACCTATACTGTCGGCTCTACCAAAAAAGTAAATTATAAGTGTTTCTCCGTTGTGAATGATGGCGTCCGCACATATGCAGCAGTAAAGGAAGATCTGTATGAATATTACAGAGCTGCCTTTGCGGACAAAGACGTTATGTTTAAGGGCTCTTATCACGAAACAGCAGGTGACGGCTCAAACGTTATTCTTCCGATTTGGGAAGTAAACAGGGAAGATGGGAAAAATACTGTATACAAACTAGAAAATTACGTTGCTCCTTTGCTTTACAAGGAAGGCGAAACTCCAAACTTTAAACTATTTGGAGAACTATACGATGCTGGTGCTGTCGTTTCCGTTTCCTCCGATGGTTCTTCCATGACAATAGATACAAATCCGCTTAATATAAAAAACTCCTTTATTTTTAAATACGATGCAATAGACAGAATAAAGCTTACCAACAAAGCACTTGGTCTGCCAGAATGGCTTTATGAGGAGATGGGTAACACTCGTGCAGTGGATGGGCGGCAAAAAGAAATTTTTGACCATGTTACGGTTACTTGGACTTTCGCTCCGAGCCAAGGTCTTGAGGTTATGTACAGAGCCAATGCGTAAACTTGCTTACAACTGCATTGTACAACCGTTTGGCGTAAGTGTCAATCGATTTTAATTGCACAAAAATGCGCTGAAAATTTGACATTTGCGCTGAATCGCGCGATTTACGCGCACTTTTAAGCGAAAAACGCGCGGTTTACGCTTACTTCGCGCAAAATATGCGCTTTGTTACTGGTCGCCGTTGTCCAGCTGCTGCATTTTTTGCAACAACTTGGCGGCGCACTCCCCGCCGGGGCTTACCGCTGCGGCGCGCAGGGTGTGCAAGCCGGTGATCTTGCGGTTGGCGTACATGGCGGCAAGGGCTTGCTGCTCCGGGGTCATATCAACGTAACAGGCAAGCGCGGCGCGGATGTGGTTGCAGAAGCAGGCGGTCTTTTTGTTGGTCATGGTTCAATCCTCCCAAGGTTGCGGGGTTTTGGCTGTGCCGGTAAGCACGCTGGCGGGCATTCCGTCAATGATGGTCATTTCCGGGTCTTTGTTGCTGGTTTGGCCGTTTTTCATTTTGTTTTCCTCCTGATTTTTGGTAATTGTGTCAACTTATGTACCAAATTCTACCATGCGCCATTGGAAAATGAAATCAGAGAAAATTTTGTCGAATGGCGCAGATTTTTTCTGCGCCATTTTTTGTTTTTTTCACGCATTATATTTGAGGGGGAAGGGTGTGTATGAGTTATTTTACAGCTGCGAAAATTGGTGCTGCTCTGGCAAAGGCGCGTGTGAAAGCGGGTTTGAGCCAACGCGAGATGGCGATTTTGATAGGGAAGAACGAGCGCACCGTGCAGAACTGGGAGAAAGGGCAGTCCAGTCCGGACAGTGACGAGATCATGGATTGGTGCTCTTCCTGCGGGGTGTCGCCCATCGCGGTATTTATGGAGGTACTGCACCCGGAATTGTACGCGGTGCCGGATGACGGCAAGGCCAACGATGAGCTAAACGCGGAGTTGTGCCGTCTCGTGGTAAACCTGCCGCCGCTGACGAAAAGGCTGCTTCTCTTCATATTGAAGGGCCGTCACGGCAGCAGCCCGCCTGCTGTCATATCGGAAATAGCTGCAAACCTGCACTGCCCTCTGAATAACCGGGCCAGCGTGTGCGGGACCATCATAGACCAGTATACCTATGCGCAGATCGCGGGCCTTGACCCATGCCCGGACGCTCCACAACCTCCCATTGACGACCTGAAGATCAACTACAAGGCCGGAAGGGCCGCTGCTGAAAATGGTGCCTTTGGATATATCGGGAAGAAAAAGGAGTAAGCCATGAAATGCGTGAGATCATGCTGCCGGAAGGAGATCCCGGATGGTGCTTCTTTTTGTCCGTGGTTCGGGAAGAAGCAGCCGGAAGCCGTTCCGCAGCAAAGAAAAAAGCGCAGCCGTCCCAAGGGCAGCGGCACAGTGTACTCTTGTGTATGGAGGTGGATTTTATGAAAAAACGGGTCAACACGGCATTTTGGGTGGAAAAGGAAAAGCGCTGGTGCATCGCGGTTCAGAAGAACGGCACCCGAAAACGGTTTTATAGCAGCACGCCGGGCCGGACAGGACAACGGGAAGCAAACGCAAAAGCGGATGCATGGCTTGATGATAGCATCAGAGACGGAAAAAAGAAGGTCAGCGTCCTTTATTCGGAGTGGGTGGAAGAGCTGAAGCTGACTTGCGGGACGTCCTATGTGACACAATGCCAGCGTTATGGGGACTGCTATATCCTGCCGACCTGTGGGAATATCCGCATTGACGAGCTGACCGAGGGCGATCTTCAAAAGGCCATTGACGTTTCGTTCCGGAAGCGCTCACA